GCCAAATTGTACGCAGGAAAATCCCCAAAAGATACTGTCAAGTGCTAAGTTTTGAAAGTCATAAAACCACTTTTGATTGAACAACTCTGTTTTCATTTCATCACATTCACCATCGGGGCCATAAACCATAAACTTCTTGCACAATATCTTTGACTTACGTTGCAGCATTGCACTCTGCACCTGCCCATCTAACACGATTTGTTGATAGGTTTGCATCAACAGAAATCTGTTAGGGTACATCGGTGACTCTGCTGATTGCAATGCTATGTTAAAGCGTGTTGCATCTTGCCTAACACGTTGCAACTGTTGCTCAAAGTCAATAGTTTTGCGGATGTTGGCCTTTTGAGGTTGAGGTTTATTGAAGTTGAATATATCGTTATACCAAGCCATTACTTAAAGAAATTATCTTGTTTATCTAAACTGTTACCGTAACGGATGCTAAAGCCCTCACTATCTGCTGTGTTGATGTTCAACACCTCTGCTGTATCTGTGCCACTTGCCCATCTATCAAGTTGGTCCAATGCTTCTCTGTTGCGTTCTATTCTTAAATCGGGAATATTGCGCGGGTTAATTCGTGCATGCAAGTTATACAAGGTCATATCCATTGCCAACTCAACAAACATCGGGTATCTATTATCGCCAACTGTCCAATAAAAAGCATTACTTGTTACATATCCAATCATCGGTGTCCAGAATGCTGTTAAGGTCAATGCCTTGTTTGTGCTTGCTACCAATGCCGTGTAAACAAAGCCGTTGTTATCGGTAACAATATCATCCTTTGCGTATTCGGTTGTCTTATCCCATCTGTTGAAGTCCTTAACATGTGTAATCACTTCGCCTGCTATCACTCGGTCACGTGTACGGTAGTGGCGGCTGTTTGAATAGGCATCCATCGTGCCAAGTTCAATGTCAACCATGTACCTTTGGACTAATTTTGTCCTCATTCTACTTATGGCCTTAACCTCGCTATCGTACAAATTCTGCGGTGTGTTCTCGGTAATTTGATTGAGGTCAACCGTTTGAATTATTGAAAGATAGTCGGAGGTTTTAAGAAATCGTGCCATGATGCGAAATAATAAAAATAATTTCGATATTGGGCAAATATGTAACTAAAATTAATTATGTTTGTGGTAACCAAATCGAATAACTATGAAAATCATAACAACCACAAGCCCTGCAATGGATGGGCATTTTATTAACGTGTCATTTATTACTGAATACAATGGTGACACTTGGACTTCACAACCATACCATTTGCCTATTGAAGTTTGGAATGAACAAAAAGAAATCGAACTAAAAGAGGAATTTAAACAGTTTGTATTGTCAAAATCATGAATAACACCCTCATCACAGAACAAGCCCTAATTAACTTTGGGTTTATTAAATTTAATGGATGGTTTATTTTAAAGAACAGTTTTACTAATATTTATCTATCATTAAACGGGAATTGTGATATTGGCTCAAATGAGAATTATACTTTGCCTTATAAAATACTTTACATCCACCAACTCCAAAACCTTTATTTCGCATTAACTGGTGAAGAACTAAAATCTTGATGCCGATTTCCATTCCGCATCCCGACCAACAACAACAAGCGGTTTGATGATGCCTGTTTGAAAGCGTGTGTATTGTGTTGGGAATACGGATGTTATTAAGTAGCGTGTTAAGTCAACAATGTGACCATACGGTTGATAACTTACTTTGGTCACTGGGTCGGTTACGGTTTTCTTATCAACTTTACCATTCTTATCTTCTTTGGTATTCTCAAAGTCTAATATTGCTACTCTGCAAGTTTCATCAACTGTAAACGATATGCCCTGCTCATTGTAGGCAAGTATCGCATTGAAAAAATCTGCACTCGGGCGCACATTCGGGTTTGACTTGGCTACTCGCCTTATCGGTTTCACTTCATCAAGTTCGTTAATTAGCAAGCGGAATAGGTCAAATCCCTTTTCCTGCTTAACATCATCCTTTTGTGAGGTGCTATCGCCACAAACATAAACATGGCCGTTGTGCTTCCAATGCCGTAACCGTTGCAGTATTGCCCTGCCCATTGCTTTGACCGTATTGTCGGGGTTTTTAAGCGCAATGCAATCAATCATTCGTATTTCATTGTCATCACTCACTTGGAACACACCACAAGGGAAGTATGGGTTAACGTTTTCATCAAAGGACAGCCAAACGGCTAATGATGGATCGTAAGTAACAATCCCGGTATGCTTAACCGTGGACCAACTTTTAAGAAACTCGCCACCGAAATCAACTTTGCCCCATTCGCCAAGGACATAAACTTTGTGCAAGTTCGGGTTGGCTTTTACTCGCTCGGTTAAGTGCTTAATGTAATCAGCATCAAGGAACGCATTGTCCTTGTACGTGGTATGCAACACATAGGTATCATCATCGGGCGCATCAAAGAACCTGCGCTTTAACCAATGTTGCTCCGATATTGGGTTGAATGTAATTATGAATTGTTTGTAGTTACTTGTTTCGCCCCTTACCCTTAACTCTAATTGGTTAAAGTCCAATTCATCTAACTCGGTTGCTTCCTCACACCATACCGAAGTAATACCTGCAATTGATTTGATTTTCTCGGCATCATCCATACCTGCACAAAGTATCTCGTTGCCTGTTGGCGTATGAGTAAAGCGCATTTCGGACTTGTTGATGACAAACTCTGAATAAATATCGTATTCAAGTAACTTATCAATCAACAACTGATATATTGAATTACGTATCGTTGTGGCTACTTTACGAATACACAATATACGATGATTGCGCTCTGTTGTGGTTCGCAGTATTATCTTTTGAATAGCTGCGATTGATTTGCCAGAGCCAATCAGCCCGCCCCGCCTTTCAATACCAAGTATCTATGTTGGCTTAAAAGTGCGGGGCGATAGCAGTTATTTATTTTCATTTTCTATAAATTCAACTTTCCACAAGCGTAACTTCTCACCTTGTGTTGTTAAATCAGCATTAACCGATGTCGGTATTAACTTCGCAGCTAACTTGTAAAACTCGGTTGTGTTTTCCTTTGCCCAAGTTGCAAGGTTCGCATTCTTATCGCCTTGCAGTTCATTGAATGCAATCTCAAACGCTTCCTTAACCGATTTGGTCAGTTTGTTTTGCGCTCCTTTCGGTTTGCCGCTATTTCCTTTAGTAAAACCCATTTTTAAGTGTATTTTCGTGTATTTTTCACGTTTTTCACCCCACAAAGATACAAATTAATTTAGAATTGCAAATATCAGTGTTTGAAACTCGGTAAGCGAACGGATGATGTGATATTCAAAACCTTGATTGCAAATTAGCAACTCCCATTCACGTTGCCCAATGCTTTGCGTTCCATCCTGTGTTTTAAACTCAATCATGTACGCTTTTGATTGATAGTAAAGCACCATATCACTTCTGCCCGCCACCAATCCCTTTGCTTTGTTTCTTGCGCCATCAATTCGGTTTTTTGAATTGTTGAGGTTGTAGCACAATAACCCTCTTAAATTTGGGTAGGTGTTGTGAAACCAAACGTAGCAATCTTGATGTAATTTATCCTCGGAACACATTGTATCTATCTTTATTAAAAAATAGCCAACCTTTTTTATAACCCATTAATTTAACAAAATCAAGTGCTTTTTGTTTGTCAGTCATTGTGTGAAGTACAAATGCAGGTTTAATCAATTTTTCCTTGCACATTTCAACAAGAGTAATTAAATCTTGTTTCATTGCATAAGCATTTATTTCTTTTTTTGGCATCAAAACAAGTTCGGCCATTTGTCCTTCAATTTTAGATTTTGGTTTGTAAATATAGCCACAAAATTTACATTCTTTTGAACGAATAGGTATTAATGCTTCACAATTCTTGCAGGACTTCATAGCTTCTGCTTTTTTTGTTTTTTGCACTTCCTTTTCTAAACTCCATATTCTTGCATCTTCCCAATAACCGTGTCGGCTAATATTGTTGCCAAAATCAAGTATAATAAATTTATCTTTTCCTCGGTTTAATCTGGAGCCACGACCACACATTTGCAAAAACAAAGGAAGTGATGTTGTAGCCCTGTATAATATTATTACTTCAATATCTGCTTGGTCAAATCCTGCGGTTAATATACCGCAATTACAAACTATTGCATTTGGTGTGTTGGCAAACCAATTTAATATTTGTTCTCTTTCTTTTTCTGGTGTTTCGCCATCAATGTGCATTGCTTTAATGCCATTAATATTAAATTCATTGCAAACTTCTATTGATGATTTTACATTGCTTGCAAACAATATAGCTTTCTTTCCTAATGTTAAACGCTTGTAATTGCTTACTACACCCTCGAATATTTTGTTATCTGTATAATATTGCTTTGTATCATAATCATCGCCTATACGCTTTAATTTTTGCATATTAATATTAACACCATAACTGATACAATCAACTAAATATCCTTTTTTTATTAAATCTGGAGTATCTACTAATTGTATCATATCGGTATAAAAATCACTTAAACTGCTTTGTTTTCCTTTTCTAAAAGGTGTTGCAGTTGCTCCTATAACATAGGTGTTCAATGAAAAATGTGGCAATAGCTTTGTAAATGGTTCTAAATGTGCTTCATCAATAATAATAAGAGTGCGTGATTTCAAAAACATTAAGTAATCATCCAATCTTCTGTTAAAAGTTTCAACCATTGATACATGCAAACTTTTGGTGAGGTCTGGTGTTGAATTTGCTTTTATTAATTCTGGAACCAATCCAAAGTTGGCAAATGTATTTGATGATTGCTTTAAAAGTTCAGTTCTGTGAGTAAATATAAGTACCCTGCCACCTTTATCAATAGCAGATTTAACCATGTATGTAAACATCACAGTTTTACCACTTCCTGTTGGAGCGCAAAGAATAACACGTTTGTTTTTATTGGCAAAAGATTTTCTAATGCCATTAACTATTTCTTCTTGATAATCTCTTAATTGTATCATTTAAAAATAATCTTCGTTAGCATCTTTCCACATTTGTTTTTCATTGAATACTTCAAAATATCTACCTATGCCGGGATGGTTGCCCTCTTTGTAC